AATGGTGGTATTGCTACCGCAACAACAGAAGAGATAGAAAACTTTATAAAAGAAAACACTATGGAAAGAGACACATCGTGGGATGATCCCCAATTATCAGATGGTGATATGCCAATCAGACAACAGAACGCAATTAAAAACACATTTCCTGACTTAGAGATTCAAAAGGAAGTTGAACCACAAACACAACTTGAGGAATTGAACGATTACTTGAAAATGTTATCTGATATGGATAAGATTGGTATTAGAAGAAAGATTGTATTACTTGAGGGATATATACATAAATTAAAGAATAGTACCAAATAATATGAAAACAAAAGTATATTCAGCATTCCCTGGTGTAGGGAAGACAACTTATTTTAACACCACAGATAAAAATGTATTGGATAGTGATAGTTCAAAGTTTGATAAGAAGAACTTTCCTGCAAACTACATTGAACACATTGAAAGAAACATTCAAGATCCGAAGGTAGATAAGATTCTTGTATCATCACATAAGGATGTTAGAGACGCACTTCTTAAACGAGGAATACCATACGTATTGGTTTATCCAAATAGAGACATCAAGGACGAGTATATTCAAAGGTATAAAGACAGAGGTAATAACGATGCGTTTGTTGACTTATTGGATAAAAATTGGGATAATTGGATGGATGAGATGGATAACCAAGAAGGTTGTTATAAAGTAAAACTTAATTCAGGACAATACCTGACAGATGTAACCGATTAATATGAAAAGAATACACGTAAAATTTATCAAATGGTTGTCAAATTGTTTTGGTTATAAAATAATAATGTTAAAGTCTGAAAATGGTACAACAACCATTGAAGGTGATAAAGAAGTGATGAGATATATGGATATTTCAGGATATTTTTTTAAAAAAGAACCGTTAAAAAGATGAAAAAACTATTTAAATTTTTAGGTTGGTTAGAACAACAAAGAATAAACGCGATGTCACAATCGGGTAGAGGATGGGGATAAAAAGAATCCACGTTAACCAACACCACGTTAGGTCCAATAAAACAAAGGACACGGATCTTCCTGTTATTACAATTAAGGAGGGTAAAACAAATACGTACTGTAATGAAGTAGAAATACTTGGACCTAGTAAGATAAAGTATTGTGGTAGTGGAGATAAAAAACCATTGTTATCTTGTGGAGCAAGAGTAGTGATTGAAACAGAAAGTGAAATTAAAATTATAAGTTAATATGACAAAAGAAGATATTTTAAAATACGGAGAAATACAATACCTAAAGGGTAGATTGGATGAGTTGTTTAAATCATTTCCTGAGTTGATGGATGTGTACGGTAGTAGAAAACTTGATCAAAGAATTGAAAAGTACATTCAAAAATTAAAAACTGTTGACGAAGTTGCTTATTACTTATATGAAGTTGAGTTAAAGACTACAAGAAAGGCAAAAGAGAGATCGAAGAAAGACATTAAAGAATTGTTGGAAGAAGTATTAACCGATGTTTCAAACGAAGAAATATTAGAAAAAATTAAAAATCAAATTGATAAATATTAAATAAAAAAAATTATAAAATGTTTTACGCACAATTTTTTAAAGGAATCGGATTAGGAATATCCATAGGAGTAGATGAGGGATTTATAACAATAATGGGGGCATTCTTATGTATTCATTATTATGTTGAATTAAAATATAAATAAATGGAATTATTAAACACACACCCAATTAAAAAATCAGACTTAGGGTTTCACGGAAATCTTTTTGGGGGGAAATTACTCGCGTGGATTGACGCATCAGCAGCAGGGTACGCTATGCAACTTTGTGATACACCAAGAATGGTAACCATCTCAATTGATAAATGTAATTTTGAAAAACCCGCACGTGAAGGACAATTATTAAAAATATATGGTAAACCTACTGATGTGGGTAACAGTTCTGTTATGTTATATATGGAGGCAAGAGCTCATAATGTTTATACAGGTAAACAAGTTTTGGTTTTAAAAACACATATTAAATTTGTCCATATTGACGAAGAAGGACATCCAATCCCAATTGGAGAAAAAGGAAGAAAAAGAATTTTACAATTTATTGAGCAAAATCAAAAATAGTTTAGTATATTTGTAGTATGAAAAAACGTATCACATTTATTAGCGACACTCACAACAAACACGACAAGGTTAATGGGTTCTTGACTGGTGGAGATATTCTTGTCCACGCAGGAGACTTAACAGGACGTGGTTATATTACTGAGATTGAAAACTTTATGAAGTGGTATGATAATATCAACAACTATGACACTAAAGTTTTTATTGCAGGAAACCACGATTTTGGGTTTGAAAATGATAACGAAAAAGTTAAAGGATTACTTACCGGTTACAAAACTATAGAGTATCTTCAAGATGACTTACTGATGGTTGGTGAAGATTATGACACAATGATTAAAATTTGGGGTACGCCTTGGCAACCTGAGTTTCATAATTGGGCATTCAATCTTCCTCGTGGTGAGAAGTTAAAAGAGAAGTGGGATATGATTCCAGTAAACACTGACATTCTTATCACTCACGGACCACCATTTGGTAAATTGGATTACGTACCTTACGATAGTGTAAATGTTGGTTGTGAAGAACTAATGAAACGAGTTGAGGAAATAAAACCAAAAATTCACGTATTTGGACACATCCACGAAGGTTATGGTTATGTGTTTGATGGAAATACTCACTTTATCAACGCGGCGGTATTAAACGGACGATATGAGTTCCGAAACAAACCGATAACTGTTGATTGGGATCCAGAAACAAATGAGTTGGAATTTGTAGATAACGCTGATTAGTCGGCGTTATCTTCCATTACTTTTGAAGGTAACGGAGGGTTAAGTAAGAACTTATCGTTTAACCAATGTCTTAATTCATTTTCAACAAAAAATTCAGGAACAGGTTCGTCATCAGGCATTTCACTTGCAATTTCTGCGATGTATCTTGCAAACTTAACTTTGTATTTATCATTTAACATTGTCATTAAACCATCTGAAATAAAGAATACTCTTGATAACGGATCCGACAATCCAAGTTCACCTTCAGATAAATTAAATGATTTTAAAACAACCCTACCCCACCAAGTTTTGTAGTTTTCGGTTTCCTCTAATGCGGGTCTTAATATTTTATTAACTGCTCTTATTGATGATGCGACAAACCCTGCGATTGCAAGTTGCGGTAAAAACCAAGGTAGTAATCTAAGTGTTGCTTTAAATCCACCTTCACCTACGTGTTGTAAAAGTCTATTACTTGTTGAGCTTTCAACTATTGCCTTTAATTGTCCAAAGGTTATTTGTCCTTGAGCACTACAAAACTTTTCTGAATCACAAATGTTTTTTACTGCATCCTCAGAAGGGTTTATGTCTTCATTAACGTTTCCTTTTATTTTGTTTTTAAGTTTACCAAAAACACTTTTAAGTGAATAGACAATCACGGCAAGTGTTGCTCCCGATAGTAACTTTTCTACGTTATCAGAACTAATATTATTATCTTTTATAACTTCATCAATAATTTTCATTGTTGGATTTAAAAGAAGTGTAAATCCTAAGATATCTAATAAAGAATATGTAACACCTACTAAATTTTTTGCTACAGCATTTATTACATCTTTAACATTTGTTACAAAATTGATAACTCCTTTTAGTGTTGGCATTAATCCCTTTTCTTTAACTTTTTCTAATAACGTTACACCTTCACTATCTTTTATAATAAGTGCAAATGACGTAATAATTAAAAGAATGATATCCCTTTCATCCATTGAAAATCCTGAACCTGAAAGTAATCTTTCAACAGGACCGATGAATGCACCAATACCAGTACCAAACGTAAATAAAATACCCGAATTGATTTTCAAATCATTTAATGTGTCCTTTAACGTACTCTCTACTAATATCTTTTTATACTGTTCTTCTGTAATTACTATTTTCATATTACCTATAAATAGTTTGATTAAATGAAAATGAAATTTTATATTTGTAATATGGAATTATCTAATAAAGTAAGGAAGTTAATATATAGTATGTTTGATACTATGGTAGAAGGGGTTGATAAGTATGAGACAAAATCATCAACTTGGTTAATATTCACAGATGAAAAAAAATGGGTTTTAGAATTTACAAAAGAAAACATTCTTTGGTTTAATTATAACACCTTTCAGTCAGAATTGGTTTTGGTTGGAATGGATTGCGTTGATTCAAAAGATGTTATTAAAGAATGGTTTGAATCAAGATTTTTGGGTATTGAGGTTGAAGATACCATTCAAAATGGGGTGAAACACACCCATGCGCAACGGTTCCATGAGTTCGTTGGAGTTGAAGATACCATTCAAAATGGGGTAAAAATGATCAAAAGCACCTTAATCAGTCAAGATTCTAATGTTGAAGATACCATTCAAAATGGGGTGAAAGAGACTATTGGAACACTACGACGAACTAAACTTGGGGTTGATGACATTATTAAAAACGGTGTTAAAGAAATCAACCACGTTGATGTTATGAAGTTTTTTGATAATAAAATGGAAAAGGCATTACAAAATGGTATTAAAGAAACCAAAAGTATGTGTGGAAAACGTGATGGTAGAGTTAACAACACAATTGAAAACGGGGTTAGACACGTTGAGGATGGTGATTGGTTAGATCAAGACGATAGAATTGAAGATATTATTCAAAATGGTGTTAAATCATAAAAAAATTATTATATTTGTAATATGGAAAAAGTTTTATACATAGTAAGAGGAATACCTGGAAGTGGTAAATCTACATTTGCTAAAACATTGGGTGGGCAACACTACGAAGCCGATATGTTCTTCATTGATGTGGACGGTAACTACCAATTTGATTCAACTAAAATCAAAGATGCTCACCAATGGTGCCAGAGCATTGTTAAAACTGATATGATTTTAGAATACCCAAAGATTATTGTGTCAAACACATCAACTCAAGAGTGGGAGATGGAACCATACTTTAAATTAGCAAAAGAGTATGGGTATGCTGTGTTCACGATTGTGGTTGAAAATGTTCACGGTGGAAAAAATATTCATAATGTTCCAGATGATAAAATAAAACAAATGAAAGAAAGATTTGTTATTAGGTTGTAGAAATTTATTTTTGTTATATTTATATAGTATAAACTATTAAAGTTGAAAACTATGAAAAAAATACACAACATTTGTGGTTATTGTAATCAAAATTATTACGGACAAGGTAAATTTTATTGTTCTCTTGAATGTCGAAATAATGCGTCTAAAGGTAAGTCACAAAAAAAAAGGAGTGAAGAGACAAAATTAAAATTAAGTTTATCACATAAAGGTAAAAAGTTAACAAAAGAAACAAAAGAAAAAATTGGGTTAGCATCAAAAAAAATATGGGAATCTGAAGAATATAAAAAAAAACAATATAATAGTAGGATTGGTAAAACCGTTAGTAAAGAAACTAGAAAAAAAATTTCAGACACTCAAAAAGGTATCCCAAGACCATATTTGATTGAATATAACAAAAACAGACCTAAAGTAAGTGGATGGAAACATACTGAAGAAAGTAAAAAAAAGATTAGCGAAGGTGTATCAGGAAGTAAAAATGGAATGTACGGTAAACTACCAAAATTTAATAAACCAACTGAATATATCAATGGGGATTTAAAGATATTTATGAGGTCAACTTGGGAGTTTAAATTTGCTCATTGGTTGGATAAAAATAAAAAAAAGTGGGAATATGAAAAACACACATTTAAATTATCAAGCGGATATACCTATACACCTGATTTTTTATGTGAAGGTATTTTTTACGAAGTTAAAGGTTATATGCATAAAAAAGCAAAAGAAAAAATAGAAATGTTCAAAAAAGAATATTCAGATAAAAAATTTATTATTGTTGATAGGGAGTATTTTAAAAAAAACGGTATAAAATTATGAGTTTTAAAAAATTATTAACAACAGGAAAAGTTTGGATTACCTCAGATTTGCATTTTGGTCACAAAAATATTGTACGAGGAACTACCAATTGGAGAACACAAGATGGTGAAGTACCTGTGGATTCTACTCGTGACTTTCAAACTATTGAACAAATGAATGAACGTTTGATTGATGGTATAAATCACTTTGTTGGGCAAGACGATACTTTAATTATGTTGGGTGATGTTTCATTTGGTGGATTTGATAACATTGGACTCTTTCTTGAACGATTGATATGTCACAACATTCATTTAATACTTGGAAACCACGATCACCACATTGAAAATAATCGGGATTACGTTCAAGGAAGATTTTTAAGTGTCCAACACTATTTGGAAGTGAACATTGAAGGTAAAGATTTTGTACTTTGTCACTACCCACTACAAAGTTGGAACGGACTTAACAAAGGTGTAATCCATCTTCACGGTCACGTACATCTACCTGAAACCCGTAAATTTGGTAATGGAAAAAGATTGGATGTTGGTGTTGATGGTAATGGAATGGATCCATATAGTATTTCTGATATTATTAAAATAATGGATAAAAGATTAAAAGGTTCTGATATGTCAGGAGATCACCACTTGGATGGATTAGTTGGTGTTGTGGGTTAAATCGCAACACCATTATATTTATATGTATGGCAAAAATTATTATTACAGAAAGACAAATGGACTTGATAGTAAAAAATCTATTAAGTGAGGCTGTTGGTGTACCTGAAGGTATTATTGAATCGGCAGAAGAATTATATGAAATCATTTTGAATCTATTAAAAGGTATGGATGATTATGACACAAGACAAACATTTACTGAAAATAATTTAGATTTAACAATATCTGATTATAAAATACACGAATTAGGTTTAAGTGTTGAAATTAATGAAATAGATGACTATGATGGACCATTTACTATGATGTCTGCTGGAGTTGCAAATCAATTTAATTTTGATAAAAAAATATTAATGAAGGTTCATAAATTGGACAACGAAATTGAGTTACAGTTAAGTTTCGCAGCAAATGGAGATAATTGGGATGCTGATGATGTATATAACTATTTTAGTCAAGATAAGATTGAATTAATATCTGTAATTGCTCACGAAATTAAACATAAGTTTGATAAACAAAAAAAAGAAACGGATTTGATAGGTAAAGATGCTGATTACCAAGCATATGCAAGTCAAGGATTAAACTTTGGTATTCCTGTAATCAATGAATTTATGAGATATAGTTATTTCATCCAACACGTTGAAAACCTTGTTAGATCAACTGAAATGGCAACAAGAATGAAATTAACTGGTATCACAAAAGAAAAGTTTAGAGAATTTTTTGAAAACGATAAAGTTGTTAAAGAACTAAAAGACATTAGAGATTTTAGTTATGAATATTTAATTGAAAAACTAAACGAACAAATGGATCGTATTGATGGTTTATTGGAACATGCTCAAATACCTTATGAGGATATGTCTGAAGATAAAAAAATACACGTAGTTATGGATTTGGTTTACGTTAATTTAATAAGCGCTAAAAGAGATGTTTTTGATAGAATGACAGAGGATAGTAATAGTAAAATGGCTGGATTTATGAGAATGTTAGGTATGGGTCATATGGTAAAAGATAATAATAGTGAAGGATTGGAGAAAGTTAGAAATAAGTTTTTAAACCACATTGCTAGATACCGAAATAAAGAAGAACAGTTCTTTGTTGACGAGTGTGAAAGATTTAATTATGTTGCAACAAAATTAATTAAAAGACTTTCTAAAATTTATTCACTTATTCCTGACGAAAAGGAAACCACAAATGAATCAATAATTGATTGGGATCTACACCAAAAAATGATGGAGAAAAAACACGGAAGAAGAAAAATAGAAACCGAGTTTAAATTCAAACGTTAAATTGAAATCCTTTACTTTTTGTAAGGGATTTTTTATTTTAACTATATGAGAAAAATTATATTAGTTATATCGTTATTTACATTATCATTTATTAGTACACCTAAAATACATAAAGGAACCGCAACGTATTACGGTAAAAACTATACAGGTAGACTAACCGCATCAGGAGAAAGATTCCATAAAGATAGTCTAACTGCAGCACACAAGACATTCAAGTTTGGAACTGTCGTGAAAGTAACAAACCTCATCAATGACTCTATTAGATATGTTAAAATTAATGATAGACTACCTAAGTCATCAAGTCATATCATAGATCTTTCTTATGGGACAGCAAAAGAAATGGATTTTCTAAGAAGAGGGGTAATTCCCGTAACTCTTGAGATTATAGACACCGTACCAATTAAAAAATAATTTGTTTTATTAAAAATAGTTTCATATCTTTGTAAGGTGAAAAAGCCTTGTAAAGAATGTCCCCACTTCATTCGTAATCGTCACAACGATACTATTGTTGATTTTGCTGAGAGAACCGGTAAGAAACACAATTGTCATATGACAGAGGGAAAAAAAGATTTGTGGAATGTTAAAGATAAAAAATTAGAATGTTATGGAAGTAAAAACTAAATTTGGAACATATATAAAAATGGAAACAGAAACAAGTACAAAACTAACTGGTGATAAAATCACAGTATTTGTAGAAAGATTGAAAAAAATTGGAATTGATGTAAAACTATCAGGGAACTTTCCTTGGGTTTATATTACTGAAATCTGCGGTAAAAGAGTAACTGAAAGATTTGAAGGAAATCACGGATTTACAATAATCTTTCTTCCTGGAAGAAACGATAGTCCACCATCTAATTTTACAGATATTACAGAGATATTCAAACTATTAAGAAAATACGCAAAATGAACTTAGAAAAACTAACAATGGACGAACTTATTTCATTACGAAATAAAATTGAATATAAAATAAATTCTTATGAAGATGGTTATTTGTATATCTGTTCTGTTCGTCAGTTTGGTAGTGTATGGGAAGAGCGACCAAGTAGTTTATATGGTTTGAAAGAACTTTGTGATTCGTATTACGGAGACAATGGTATTGTCGATGTGTACACCAACAACCCAAATTTGGAATTCCCTGAAATGGAGTTTGAAAACTATGGTGATGTTATGTATATTAAATCTGAAGATGATTACAGAGAGTGGATTAAACACACTAAGGCTAAAAACTTTATTGATGATGTAACACAACGACTTGATGAGTGGGATGAGAAGAAAGATTTACCACTTAGGTATCGTCCTTATTCTGCACCAATATGGACAAGAGAAGATCTTAATGAATGGGTTACAGAGTTTGAAAGTAAGTCGTGGGACTTCATAGAACCAAGTTCTATGAAGAAATATTTTGAAGAAGATAGTGAAGATTAAAAAAATAATTAATATATTTGTATTATGAAATATTTAGCAATCGGTTTGATTTATTTAGGGTTCTTTGGATTGATAGGAACCGCAATATACTTTACCCAAAACGCAAATTGTTTATGGGCATTAATATTAACACCAAGTTTAAAATCAAAATAAAATGGAATTAGATAAATTTGAAAAAGCAAAAAAAGTTAAAGACGATCTTGATAGGTTGCAAACACAAAAATATAAATTAGAATACTCACTTAAATCTTGTTCTTTGGGGGCAACAATCGCATATTCAAAAGGGGGTGAATACCGAAGTAAAGGTGAAATAAATATTTACAACACAGGGGCAATTAGGGAGATGTTATCTAAAGAACTTGAGAGAGTAAATGAGGAAATAGAGTTAGTGAACAAAGAATTTGAGAATATATAAAAATGGAAAATCAAAATAGTGTAGCGTATGTTGGTAAGATAGGTTCAGTATCTGAAATACCAGGAGCTGACAACATAGAATTAGTAACTGTTGGTGGTTGGAATGCAATAACCAAAAAAGGTGAATACCAGGTTGGAGATAAGGTTGTTGTTGCAACTACTGATGCGGTAATACCACAAGCATTATCTGACTTGATGGAAGTAACCAACTACCTTCGTAAAGGACAAAGAGTTCGTACTGTTAAACTTCGTGGAGTTTATTCCGAATGTTTATTAATACCATTCAAATACTTGGCACCAAAATCTTTGGAGAACAACGTTAATGAAGGTGACGATATGATGAGTATATTGGGTGTGACTAAATATGAACCACCTGTTAAAACCGTTCAGTTGAGTGTCGGAGGACGTAAAGTAAAATACCACCAAAACCCTAACTTCAAAGTATATTACAAGTTCCCTAACCAAAAGAACGTACCTGATATGTTTACTGAAGAAGATGAAGTTGTTATAACTCGTAAACTTCACGGAACTAATGCACGTTACGGAATAGTTAGAAAGAAAAAACTATCATTGTGGGATCGTGTTAAAATGTTTTTTGGAAATGAGTGGGCAGCATTTGAATATGTTTATGGTTCACATAACGTTGAGAAGGGTTCCGACTCTCAAGGGTTCTACGATACTGATGTTTGGAAAACTGTTGCAAACACTTACGACATAAGAGGTAAGTTATGGGCTCACGTAAAAGACACTTACGAACCATTTGACTTGACTGAAGGTGTTGTTATATACGGTGAGATATACGGAGCAGGAATACAAAAAAACTACGAGTACGGTTTAACTGATGTTAAGTTTGCTGGATTTGATGTTGAAGTTGACGGAGTGTATCAACCATACATAAATGAGTTCGTACATTTTAGTTGTTTAGAATTACCTAAAGTACAGTTACTTTATACTGGATTATGGGATAAAGAAAAACAA